GGTCAGGCCATAAAGACGCACTTCTTGCATGAGACTACCTCCAAAAATCTGGCCGGAGGCGGACTAGCCCTGTCGTGCAGGGCTTTGTTTTATTGATCAGTATTTTACTCCCAAGACCATGGCATCTCCAGATGCTGCAAAAATTCTCTTGTGCAGCCCTTGTGCAGCCCTTGTGCAGGTTCAGAATCTAATATTGATGAGGGTTTATGCAGGATATGCAGCCTGTGCAGTTATTTTTTTCTCGCACGCCTGCGATAAATATTCCGACCGCTAATCGTCACCTGAAAAGGTGCAGGAAAAAATAAAGGCCACGCGCACTCGCGTAGCCTCTCTAAACCATGCATAACCTGCACAAACCGTTGCTAGAACTAGGTTTCACGCCTGAACAAACCCTGCACATGGGCTGCACAAGCCTGCACAAACCGGCACTAATCGTCGAGCGTTACCCCGTATGCCCGTGCGCCCGCGCGAAACTGAACGATATGATCGCCCAGGAAATCTTCCTCAGTGCAACCACTGGGCTCGCGGCCAACCTTGAAGACCTGACCCTGTTTGGCGTCACACCCTCTAGCACGCCACCAGCGCCTAGCCTTACTCATTTTGCGCATATCGTATACGGATGCGGCAACTACGAACTTATTGTAACTCACAATCGATGGCTCGCGCCCTCGCTCACACCATCGGACATATACGCGGTAGAGATCACTAGCGAGGCAAGAAACATACGGCACCGCTGTAGATGAATCGCCATCATCCAGGCACACTTCGCCGTGCTCCCACATAAACAAGAAAAGCTCCCAGCCAGACAGGCCATACCTGATCAGCCGCTTTTTCTCCTCAGTCATAAGCGGCTTGGTGTGGGCATCGAACTTTTCAACTTCATCAACCGTACGCACCGCCACCTTACCCTGGGCATCACGCTTTAAGGTCAAGGTCAGCGGCAGGGCATGCAGAAATGCCAGAAACGCTTCCAAGCCACCACTAGCCACCTCTCGGTCCACTTCAGCGTAAATGCTCTCATCAGCAGTTTCGATCGGCCAGATCACCTGAAAGCGACGATCGTAGGACTCAACATGCATCGGCTGAATGGCGTTGGAAAGGAAGACACAGTTACCGTGGTTTTCCTCCTCCCATGCATTCATGAATTTCTTCTCAATGACCTGCGTCAAGCCAGTGATCATGTGCTTGATCTTGCCAGTATTGCTGTAGCGCTGCTTGCTAGAGAACACCTCCTCAAACAGCATAAACAGCTTGCCCGAGCGCGTGCCGGTATAGTTGGTATCCAACTGATCCTGCCCCAGCGTCACAGCGTAGCGCCCATATAACGGTTTTACGCACTTCTCCCAAAACATGGACTTGCCAGAACCATGGACACTACCGTGCATTAGGATTGCAGTGTCCAGCTTCGCGCCCAGGTGCTGCAGCGGATAAGCAATCCAGTTCAGCATCCACTCAAGCACATCATCGCGGGCATCGCACAGGTGATACGCCAGCGCAATGATGTTCCCACACTGAGGGAATAGCGGGATCAGCTCATAAAAATTACGGGGCATCGCAGGCTGTGGCATTGCTGCTGGCTTCATTTCCATGCCAGAGAACAGATTGATGTACCGATCAGCAGGCAGGTTGACACCCGGCGCAAAACGCACATTGCACAGCTTGATAACCTTACGATCTGGAGAGTCAACCCACACATCAAAGTAACTGCCCATAGCCAATTTTGCGGCGCCCTGCGGAATCATTTCCTGAAGCTCCCTATCCCAGATCGTCGTACTACCATCCAGGTACACATAGCGCTCCATCGTCTCCAGCAGCTGGGTATCGTCTTTCCTCTCCGCCTCTTCCCGCGCCTTTTTAGCAGCAGAAACTTCCGCCTGCGAAATATGCAGTTTGTCATGCTTTTCTAGCCAGGCATCCACTACCTTCTTGCCGAACTTAGCACGCAGCGCTGGGAGGGTATATTCCGTGCCAAAGCGCTTGTCGATAACTCGCGTCTTACCCTCCACAAGCGCGAAATGCCGATAAAGCTGCTCTGCCATCATCGCCGCCAGCTTGTCTGCATCGACATCAACCCCCGCACCCCCGATATGCGTGTCTGTCGCCACCGGCGGCGGCGCGGCCACATCGTCACCCTGAGTGGGTGCGGGCGAGGCCTCGGGAGATAACAGGCCATCAATCGCAGTACGGATCTGCTCACGCACCACATCGATACCCTCGACGACGTGCAGGTCGTTGAAGTCGGTCAGCTTCGGCAGCGACTCGTCATCATCGCTGGCCCTGCGCTCCACAGCGAACCGCGGCAGCACGAGCGCCGCATTTCCCACCTCCTTCACCGCTTGACGGGCTTTTTTCTGGCCAGCATCGTTGTCGTCGCCGTTCTTCTTTGGCAGGTAATCGTCGTCGGCAAGGAACAGCATAGGGCTATTTGGGTATCGCGCACGCAGGATACGAGCGACCGGAGGCAGGTTTCCACTGTCGAGCGCCATATAAACTGGGTGCTCGTAGCTCACCCCTTCACGCCCCGTTGCCGCCGTCGCGTAGCCCTCTGCCAACAGGATCAGGTCGCCATCCATTGGCTCGTCGCCCAGTCGGCAGGCCGAACCCACCTTTTCAAAACCCTTGTTGAATCGTTTGTCGATGCCATCGGCCGGCTTGGCCGGCGCGATCTTCTGCACCCCCACCATCCGACCTTCGTCGTAGCGGATCAGCGGAATGATCAGCCAGTTCTCCCAACCTGGCTCTTTCATGAAGCGCACTGATTCGGCCTTGGCCACCTGCTTGCGCACCAGGTATGGCGACTCGCCTGAGCGCGCCGCCTTGCTCCACTGATCCTTCGCCCGATTCGCCGCCATGGCATACACCCGCGCCTGCTTCTGCTCCAGCTCACGCTGCTGGCGCACCCACTCAGCCCGCGCAGCCTCTCGCTCTTCGGGCGTCATGGTATCGGCTACTTCTTCTTTCTCTACCTTCCAGTGCTCGTCCTTGTGGCCGAATACGCCACTGACCCATACGGTACCCGTCTTAGGCGATACGTACTCAAACAGGCGGAACCACGCTTTTTTCTTGGGCCCATACGGATGTTTTTTCCCATCCGCCCGCAGATCGACGATGCTGATGTCAGGCATCCCCCGATCGCGAAACTGATTCAGAACCCCCTCAAGTGTCGCAGCCATTTCGCCTCCGAATTTTTCTGCTTTAAACTTGTGGCATCACAAGGAGTGACACCGTGGAAAACAAAGAACTGACGTCCAGACTTAACCAGCTAACCGGCAACGTAATGGGCGTCCAAACACTACTGCTATCCGTCATCGCGACCAGCGGCCGAAGAACCGAAATCGCCAACCATTTGCGAGAGGAGATGGCCAGGCTTACCGCCGTTATGAATGCAGAATCCCAGCTGCCAGACGAAACGCTCTTCCACCTTGAGCACTGGCTCAACACCAC